CTATACAACACGAGTCTTTGCACAAGACGCATCTGGAATTACCGTGGATTCATTCAATTTTACAGTGAACGTGCCTAAACTTCTTCGTAAACAGGATGGAGCAGGAGCCTATACTTCCTTACTAAAACAGTATACCGAAGTCTTGGCCGCTCAAAGTGGACGCGATCAACGCATGCTTCCAAACCAAGAAAGACGATTGGGAGAATTCATGTCACCGGTACCTGCCACCGTAATCACACAAACATTCAGTACAGACTGTATAACATGTCCTCAAACCGGAACCGATCCAACCGATGTGTCTGGAGGTGGAGTGATCGATTTCAGTCTTGGAGCCTTTACAACCGTGACTGCATTCATCGACGCAAGTGCAGGAGAACTATTCGACGCTGGAAGTGCTTAAGCAATTCTATCTGTATACTACAATGGCGGCAAACCAAACACTTTTAAGGCGGATTCAACTTCGTCGTGATACGGTAGATCGTTGGTCTGCATTAAATCCTGTTCTTGCAGAAGGAGAAATCGGATACGAAACTTCGGGATCGAATCGTATCAAAATTGGTAATGGTCTGACAGGATGGAATAGTATTCCATATCTCAACATAGGACCCACAGGTAGACAAGGACCCACAGGACCCACAGGCAATACAGGACCCACAGGCAATACAGGCAATACAGGTCCTCCATTCATGACCATTCAAAATCTATTAAGTAATCGAGTGATCACAGGTCTTACCAATAAAAATAATGAATTGTTTGCGAACCCTAATCTTACATTCAATGGATCCAATCTAACAGTGGTAGGCAATGCATTTGCGTCGTCCTTTCGAGCTCAAGGAGGGGTTAGTGCACCTGCATTCACGGATGTATCGGATACAACGTCTGGAGTGTATTTTCCTAGCACGTACACGGTTGGAGTCTCGACCAATCAGAATGAACGTCTCCGTGTAGACAATTCTGGACTCCGATTGACCAGTGGAACGATTCGTAATTTGAATGGCAGTGTGGCTGCACCTACTTATACGTTTACAAGTGATCTCAGTGCAGGATTGTACCGACCGGCTACGAACAAGTTAGGAGTGGTCACTGCGGGTGTTGAACGAATGACCATAGACGCAAGTGGACAGATTGGAATCAACCAAACCACTCCTTCAAGCTTGTTGGACGTCAATGGAACCGCATTGATTTCAAATCTAGTTGTAACAACGGATGCGTCGATCAACCGACTTCTCAAAGTACCGAATGCAACGATTACGAGTAACCTTGCAACTTCAACCGTAACGGCTACGTCCGACATTTCATCGGCTACAACCTTGTTTGGGATGAACTCTGTGATTACAAGCAATGTTAGGGCTGCATCGATGACCGTACAGAACGACATTTCATCCACTGGACGAGTTTGGGCGAATAACGTGTCAGTCGTCAACACACTTTCAACTGCGATTGTCGCAGCGAGTTCGGATGTGTCTGTGAACGGAATGGTTCGTGCCCCAACTCTGTTTGCGATTACAGATCTATCGGTCAATTCATTCATTCGTTTAGGAGGAACTCTTCGATCACAAATAGGAAGTGCAACTGCACCTCCCTATACGTTTACAGCCGATCTATCCACGGGTTGGTTCAGTCCTGCTACAAATACGGTTGCATGGACTACCTCTGGACTCGAACGAATGCGAATCCAACCAGGTGGAAATGTAGGAATTGGTACAACAGCTCCTAGTGTATTGTTTGACGTAAGTGGAGCTATCAAGACATTCACCTTAACGGCTACATCCGATATTTCATCCTCTACACGATTGTATGGTGCGAACGCGACTATCGCTAGTAATATTGGCACTTCGACCTTGACGGCTACGTCGGATGTTTCATCGTCTGCACGAATCTGGGCTGCAAATGCAACGATTGCAAGTAACTTGGTGACCCTTGGAGATATTTCAGCTTCACCCTTTTCGTATCTAAAAACGGGCTATGGCGAGTTTGGTCAATATGTTACAGTTGCCGGAAGCCTTCAAGCGAGTAGTAGTACCTCTCTCCTAGGAAGAGTAGGAGTAGGCAAATCATCATCGGGTAGTTTTTGGCTCGATGTTTCTGGAAATGTCAATATCACAGGCGCAACAGCCATTAGTAACACTGCGAATGTAACAAGTAATTTGACGGTCGGTGGAACTGCCAACATTACAGGTGCGACAACCATCAGTAATACTACAACAATCACAGGTGTAATGACTGTGAGTAATGATGCGACGATTATGAGTAATTTAACGGTGAGTACTACAATTCGTAATGCAACGGGTACGAATTCTGCACCTACCTACACGTTTACAGGGGATGTATCGACTGGAATGTTCAGACCAACTGCGAGTAACCTAGCGTGGTCTACTGCTGGAGTCGAACGAATGCGAATTAATGCAAGTGGAAACGTAGGGATTGGAACGACAGATCCCACTACAGCCCTTCATGTAGTCGGTTCTGGTAACATTACGAGTAATTTGACAGTGGGTGGGACATTAAATTGCGGTGCGATCACCTCAACGGGTGCACTTGCGTTAGGTGCGAACTCAATCACTTCTGGAAATCATAATCCAAGTGCGGATAATACGTATACGATGGGAGCAGCTGGAACACGATGGTCACATATATATGCGACAAATTTCACTGGCACGTTGAATGGAAATATCACGGGTAGTTCAACTTCATGCACGGGTAATTCCGCTACAGCCACACTTGCTACAACAGCTACAACAGCTACAACAGCTACAACAGCTACAACAGCTACAACAGCTACAACAGCTACAACGGCCACAACAGCAGGAGGACTAACTGGAAGTCCTAATATTGCTGTTAGTGCATTAACAGCTAATAGCGTTACTGCTAGTGCGTACGTTGTTTCACCAACATTTCAATCCTATTCTGGAACGACGTATATCGCGAATAACTCGAGGAGTTATTTGGGAGTTCGTGGAACTCGAGCAGGTACATGGTTTTGTCATATACAGGGTGTAAGTGCCGGAATTGCACAATATAACGTAATCATGGTCTTCAGAGCTAGCGGTGATGGTTCAACACTTGCAATGATAAACCCTACTCAGGTTGGATCAGGTGTCATAGTCGAAGCAAGAGACATGAATACAACCGAATACTTTTTATGGGCTTATAATGGGACTAATACAAACACGGATTTCCGATGGGCTGTCATGCTTCTTACTGGTGCCGGTTTATAAACACTTTCAACAAGTAAATATCCCTATGTGATGGTCTTTAAAGCATCTCGAGTGTAAAAAGGGGTAAGGGTTGAGTGAAGTTACTCCATCTTCATCTCGGTAAAGGCAGCCATTCCAACCGTTCCGACTGGCTTGTAGTTCGTCCACTGCTGAGTCGCTTCGTCATACATACCTTCACCCTCGTAGACCTTTTTGGACTCGGGGTTGACGTAGTAGGTCTTACCTTCGAATTCCACATCTGTGAGCTCGGTTTCAACCTTGCCATCGGAGCGTGAGGCTACGAAGTCGGCTACATGAGCTTCGGTGGTCTTGGCGTGGAACTCCTCGTTGGTAAGGCTGTTCACGTACTCGAGCAGCTGTGGTTCGAGTTCCTTTGCGTGCTCCTTGTCTGCGGCTTTGAGGTGCTTTCGCCAGGTTGGGTCGATTTTAGCGAGGTTGGCGTTCTCGGGAACTGCAGCCTTCTTGGTTCTGGGCTTCTTCTCCTTCGCAGGGGCTTCCACTGGAGCAGGAACAGGAGCTTCCACTGGAACAGGTGTTTCAGCAGCCTTCTTTGCAGCGGCATTCGCTGCCTTCTTGGCCTTCATTGCGGCTTTGGCTTCTTCGGTCATGGGTCCACGCTTCTTGGTGGGTGTAGGCACTTCTGCTACCACAGGTGCAGGCACTTCTGCTACCACAGGTGCAGGTGCTTCCACAGGTGCTGGAACAGGGACAACTGGAACGGTAATGTGAGTGGTTTCGAGTTCGGCTTCGGGAAACAGTTCATTCATGAGGAGTTGGATGAACTGGTCACGAGATTCAATGGCGGTCTGTGGATCTTCGTGATTGAGGAGAGGGTTCTCCTCGGAGACTTTGATGATTGCTGAGATGATGAGTTGCTTGATAGACATTGTATACTTGGGAGGGGGGAGGTTAGTATGTCTGAACAACACGAATCCGTTTTGAAAAGTTGGCAAGAGCAAAGTCCCCCAAACCTCCGAGGTCAAGAGGAACCCTATGGTCCAACTTTCAAAAACGGATTTATTCTCGTCAGCCAAAGCTACCTCCATGGCTAATAAGACCATATATCGGCTGGTACCCGCAAAGGCCCGTGTTGGAGTCGACACACGTAAAAAGGAGAACTCTGTGGCACCTCGAGGGGCGTCCAGGGGAGACAATCTGTCTGTGGAGAAAATCACAGAATTAGGGCGTCCCGCCGCGATAAACTGGGACAAAGAGGACATGCGTCCATGGGGAGATATTGCGATGAACTTTACACAGCCACTGCTGAATGAAGTTCCTCACAAGGTGGTGGATGTCGAGTATGAGCTGTACTGCGACATGGTGGCAGAGCCATGGAAATACGGCGACTGCATCGGAGAGTGGATTGAGTTGGATGCAAAGCTTCGAAACACCGACAAGGTGGAAGCCTTCTGGGCAGAGAAGGCAGAACGAGAAGCCAAGGAACTTGCCGAAGCACAAGCCGTCTGGCGAAAGGCCTTCAAGCCCATCGCAAAGAAGTGCGCAGAGATTGGAATGAGCTTCTCCATCTGGAA